GAACTTATTAGAAAGTACCATCGTGTAGAGTGGAGAATGATTGGTGGTAATCCAGTGCAGAAACACTATGATAAATTTTGCAAAAAGCATGGTGGAAATTGTGTAGTGCTACATGATGTGACGAAAGATGATTCTGGGAATTATCATGATGAGTATATTTATGAGATTGTGGCAAATTCTTGATTAGGTGGATTCAACAGCACACCTTTACGCATATTCGGCGTATGAATTAGCTGTTTTATCGGGATAAATTTCACATAGAGTAACTTTAAGTTCCAGTCGAAAGGCTGTTTATCATATTTAGTTTTATTGTTTATTTATATTACATTAAAAAAATTTTAATTTACAAGGAGGACGTTTATTTAATGGCAGAAACAAAAAAGAAGGGCAGACTATTTGATTTACCTGAGACAAAGGGTTCGTTCCAGTTAAAGGGTATTGTTAGTGGGACAGAGAAGGATAATTTCTATAAAGAGATTAAGACTAAGAGCAACAAGGATATGAGAATGATTAACTTTGGTGTTGGTTATGAAGATGGCAGTACATTATACGTCAACATGCAGGGTATGGAACAAGAAAATGTATATTTTTCTAAGAGAGCAGAAAAGAAAGGAGACAAGCCTGAAACCGCAAAAGTTCCTTGGGCAGACAGATTTTCATATAATCGTGAAGGATTTAGACTTATTGGAAAGAACATTGGTGTAAAGAAGAAGGTTGATGAGACAGGAAAGACAGTTAATGACAAAAAGGTACTTACAGACTTTGATGCCTGCAAGGAAGTTGGAGAAAATCTGAAAGATGGAGCAAGTGTATTTATTAGAGGAAGTCTTGATTACAGTAGTTTCTTTGACAACAATGGCAATAAAAAGGTATCTACTAAGTTAGTTCCAAATCAGGTTTCTCTTTGTGCAGATGTAGATTTTACAGATGAAAATTATACAAAACAAAATGATTTCAATCAGGTAATCATTTTTATGGGAATTGAGCAGGAAAAAGTTGATGATAAGCCTACTGGAAGATTTGTGGTATCAGCAAAGATTGTTACATATAGCACGATTGAGGATGTTGAATTTATTATTGAGAATAAGGATTTAGCCAATAAGTTTAAGAAGTCATTAAAACCATATAATGCAATTAAGGTTAGTGGTCACATGGTATCTGCTACGCAGACAGAAACTGTAGTTGATGATGACGATGATTGGGGAGAAGAAGATGCAATGGAAAAGGTATCTGCTCCTACAAAGAGAGAATTTGTGATCACAGGAGCCAAAGGTTCTACAATTGACAAAGAACTTTATACAGAAGCAAATGTATCTGAAGCAATTGCTAAGATTGCACAGGCTAATAAAGCAGAAAATGATTTTGGTGGCGACAGTAATGACGATTGGGGCGAAGCTGATTTAGATTCAAGTGACGATGATGAAGCTTGGGACTAATTGGTAATGGGAAAAGATAACCAATTAAAAGATAGAACCGGCGAAGTGTCATACACCAAGTATGGCACTAAAGCCACTATTATTCAGTATATCAACAGAAGAAAAGTATTAGTTGAATTTGATGATGATTATAAGTATCAGTATTATACTTCGTATCCAAATTTCAAAAATGGAATGTTGACAAACCCGTATGAGTGTAGGAGTAAAAATGGAATCGGATTTATTGGAGTAGGTCAATATAATTCCAAAGAACATAAACTGGCATATCATAAATGGTCTGCAATTATCCAAAGATGTATTAAAACAGATTATACTGATGAGTCTTTAAAATCATACAAAGGTTGTACTATTTGTGATGAGTGGTTGAACTTTCAAAATTTTGCAAAATGGTTTTATGAAAATTACTATGAATGTCAAGAGCCGTTATGTGTAGATAAGGATATATTAATTCATGGGAACAAACACTATTCCCCAGAGACATGTTTATTAGTTCCACAACGTATTAATCTTCTTTTTATAAAAGAGAAGGGTAGGCGTGGCGATTTAGTTATTGGTGCTCAACATCATAGTAGCGGAAATGGTTATATGAGTATGTTATCTACATTGAACGGCAACAAATATCTTGGATTATTTAGCAATGAAATTGATGCGTTCAATATTTATAAAGAAGAAAAAGAGAAATATATTAAAGAAGTTGCAGACGAGTATAAAAGTGTAATACCGGATAAATTGTATGACGCAATGTATCGGTACGAAGTAAAAATTACAGATTAAATTTAGGAGGAATTATTTATGGCAAAGGCGAGACGTGCCTCAGTAACACAAAGTAAATTAGGAATGATTTTATTTGGAGAACAGTTTACAGGAAAGTCTACAATGGCTATGCAGTTCGCTTATTTTAAGCGTCCTGATGGAAAACCATTTAGAGTATTATATCTTGATCCTGAGACTGGTTCTATTGACGATTACCTTCCAGAGCTTGAAACTAATGGAGTAAACCTTGATAATATTTATATTGTATATACACAGTCACTTACGGAAGTAAGACAGTATATTGCGAAGGTTAAGAATAATGAAGATTTTTATGAGCTTGATGACGATGGGGAAGAAACAACTGATATTGTATTGGATGCAGATGGAGAGCCATTCAGAGCAGACGCAATTGTTGTAGATGGTACAAGTATTTTGAATCTTACAAGCAAACAGGGCTTAATTGAGTTCTCTAAGAAGAGAAACAAAATTAAAGCTGATAAGGATGGACTTGTTGGTGACGCAAGACTTGTTAAGGTCGAGGGAGCTGGTCTTGAACTTCGTGATTATCAAACAATCAATTTTAAGGGACAGGATCTTATCTTAGATTTAGCAGCGTCAGGAGTTCATTATATTGCAACCGCAAGAGAAACAGATGAAAAGGTAACAATTAAGCAGTCAGATGGAACAACTGCAAGTGTAGCTACTGGCAAGAAAATCCCCGACGGGTTCAAAGGCATGACATATAATGCTAAGACTGTAATCCGTATGTTTAGAGATGAGAACGGTACGGTATGTGCTCATGTAGAGAAAGATAGAACACATGTGCATGAAGATAATGTGATTCTCGAAGATCCTACATTGGTTGATTGGCAGTCGGTTATTGATAAGACGGCAAATAATAAGGCATTTGTTGTAAAAAATGACTTAACAAAATCTGTTGAAGTAGAACAAAATCTTTATGCAAAAGAAGTTTTAGGTAAGGTTGGTGTTCCGGCAGAAGAAATTTCACAGATTGATACAGATAACAGTAATAACAATCCTGCTGATATTGAATCCATGAAGAAAGAAATCCTTGCTAAAAGAAACGCATTACCACCTATCGAGAAGAAAGCAATGAAGGAAAAGTTGGAAGCAGCAGGACTGCCGACAGCATATAAAAATGTAACTGATGTAGAAATCCTACAAAAAGTCTTAGATATGTTTCAGTAATATAAACTCTTATGTAAAGGCGAGGATATGAGATATAAAGCGGAAAATGACAATGTTGGAATTACACGAAAATGTGAATGTTGCAAGGAAAGCTTTTACATAAGCAATAATAATATTGACGATGCAATCTACTATGATAAGAAAACATATCATAGTAGTTGCTTTATCAATATTTGTAATAAGCGTTCAAAAATGAAAAGAGAAGATGTATCTGTGAAATGGACTTGGGTTTTGGAACATCTAAATTCAATTAAGCAAGACTCCTATGAACATTTTAGTATTGCAATAACAAAAGAAGGTATCTTTGATTTCATAAAAGACGCTTATGATGTGACAATTATTCCAACAACAGTATGGCAAAAATTAGGAAATATTTATAACGGTACTTTTAAGGGGATGTCGTTTGGGATACCGCCAGAGCATTTACTTGATATGTGGAAAAGAAAAATTGATATGCTAAATGGAATTGCAAGTAGAAATGAAACTAAAGGTATAAAAATGAAACCAGACCAACGTATCAATTATGACTTGTCTATTTTAGTTAATAAGTATGACAGCTATTTAAAATGGCTTGAAAAACAAAAAATTATAGAAGCCGAAAGAGAAACAATAAAGAACGAGAATATTGTTGGAAAGTCTATTGGATATATGGTTACAAAACAATCAAATAAAAATGATTCTGATGATATATCTGATTTAGTAGATGATATTTTCGGATGATTGGCGGTGATAAATAGATTGATAGAAGAATTAAGCGATAAGAATATATCGGCAGAGATTTGTTTCGTTGGTGCTTTACTAAAGGAACCTGATTTATTTGTAAATTATGGAAACTTTGTAAGAAGTAAATATGACTTTTCTGATCCAGCAGTAAAATTCTTTTACGATAGTTTTGAAATTTATTATTTAACATTCTCTCAGACAGTAGATGAAACAAAAATGAATGTTTTTATGAGTCAAAATCAAGAGAGATTGAGCACATATAAACAATATAAAGGTTGGAAAACGCTTCAACAATATATGAATCTTGCTGATGAGAATGATTGTAAAAATTATTTTGATACAGTAAAGAAATATTCTTTAGTAAGAGAGTATGGCAGAAATGGCTTTCCTATTGCAAAAATATTAGCACATAAGAATTTTGATAAGATGGCTCCGAATGATATATACAGAATCATCCGTACAAAAGCAGATAAAATTCATACTGTAATTAATGCAGGTGAAGAAGCTGTTGAACTTACAGATAAAAATACTGTACAGATTGACAAGTATCTTGAAAAGCCAAATTTCGGCTTACCGTTTCCTTGGTATATGTATAATGAATATTTTTTAGGGATGAGAGAAACAAAACTACTGTTCGAGGGCTTTCTCTCAAACGAAGGAAAGACAAGAAAATTAGTTTTACTTGCGGCATATGTGGCTCTTGTACAAAATGAAAATTTTTTCTTGATGAGCAATGAAATGGACGAAGAAGATCTTAGAAGCTGCTTAATAACGACAGTAATCAATAATAAAGAATTTCAAGAATTACATGGAGTAATACTTGAAAAACCAGAAAAAGAGATAGTTTTAGGCGTTTATCATAATCGTAAGGGAGAAATTATCAGAAGAAAGATAGATGATTGTGGTATTTATCTCGAAACGAATGAAGAATATATAAAAAGGGTTCAATCCGAATCAGATGAGTATTGGCAAGTTAGAAAGGTTACAGAATGGATTGATAGTCCAGAACGTAAGGGCAAAGTAATGTTTAAGGATGTTGGCAATGATTACAGTCCAGAACAAATTGAGTTTGAATTGCGTAAAGCTAAAATGGTTCAGAATATTAAGTATTTTGGATATGACACATTAAAAGGATATAACACTGATGATTGGTCACAAATTAAACAATTTGCCACGAGATTAAAAGAACTTACAAAAGAATTACGGATGAGTGGGTATGCAGTATTCCAGTTAAGTGATGATACAGTATTCACTGATATTTTTAGCCTAAGTAGCAATAACATAGCTAATGCCAAGCAAATTAAACACGTTGCAGATATTTTAAACATTGGGAAAAAACTTAATAAAGATGAATATCACAAATATCAGATGGTGGCAGAGAATGATAATTGGGGAGAACCTGTTACAGAAGATTTAGATTTAAAGAAACAATACTTTTGTATAAAACCAGATAAAAATAGAGCAGGTAGCAAGGACAAAATTATGCTATTTGAGATTGATTTAAATTTAAATGTATGGAAAAACATTGGATATATCATTAAAAGACCTAAAAATACAGAATAAATGAAAGGGTGGTAACTAATTGGATGTTAAAGAACTAAAGAATTACATATACGAGAATAGATATGTTGAGCAAGTACTAGAGTCCATTGGTTGCCATCATATTAAATATCATTCATCAAATGGTTATTGGACTTGTGCAAATGCTACTGGTGATAATAATGGTGCGATTGTCTTATATAATAATGAATATTTAATGTGTATCAACTATACAAGACAAATGATTAAGACTTCAAGAAAAACGGATATTGTTGACCTTGTTTGCTACACAAAAGATATGACTTTCCCAGAAGGATTGAAATTTATATGTGAAGAAATTGGAATGTCATATTATCATGACTTTGAAGAAGATATACCTGAAAGTTTTAAAATTCTTAAAATGATTGATGATATGAATTCCAATTCTTTGAGCGAAAAAGAAAAACCATTAAAACCAATTAGTGAACATATCCTTTCTTATTATAAACAATATGTGAATGATTTGTTTTATGAAGACAATATTGATTATTCGACACAGAAAGAATTTGAAGTTGGTTTTGATGAGGAAAGTAATCGCTACACAATACCTATTCGCTCGGAACTTGGAGATTTGGTTGGAGTAAAAGCGAGATATTTTGATAGGGAAATTCCTGAAAATGAGAATAAGTACATTTATTTAGAGCCGTGTGCAAAGTCAAAAATAATATATGGATTATATAAAACCATTAACTATATTAAATCAACCGGAAGAATTTATGTTGGTGAAGCAGAGAAGTTTACACAGCAACTATGGAGCTATTCATATAGGAATGGTGGTAGTACAGGTGGTAAAAAACTATCACAATATCAGATTGATATGTTAGTAAGACTGGGTGTTCAAATCATTTTTTGTTTCGACAAAGATGTTACAAAAACAGAATTGGAAGAACTTGCAGATAGATTTCCAGATGGCGTTCCATTATTTTATATGTTTGATGAAGAAAGGATACTAGATGAACATGAATCCCCTTCAGATAATCCTATAAAATGGCAACATATGGTGGAGAATAATATTTATAAATTGAGATAGTGAGGCGTGTATTTGCAATATAAATTATATCAAAATGGAAACAATGATACTTCTAATGTACTAAAAGAAGTACTTAAAAATAGAGAAATAGAAGATGGTGATAAATATTTAAACTTAGATGGAAGCGTTTTAATTCCATATCAACAATTAGACAATATAGAATATGCAGTTAGCTTATTTATGAAGCATTTTAATAAAAAAAGTAAAATAGGAGTTCTTGTGGATTCTGATCCTGATGGTTATTGCTCTGCATCAATGATAATTTTATATCTTAAAAGAATGTGTCAGGATTATCCTGTTGAATATATTATGCATCAAAGAGCAAAAGCACATGGATTATCAGACGATGTTGAAATTCCAAATAATTTAGATTTATTGATTGTTCCAGATGCAGGAACAAATGATGCTGAACAATGTAAGAAATTATCAGAAAATGGATTAGATATTATTGTTTTAGACCACCATGAAAAAGAAGTAGATAATCCATATGCCATTATTGTTAATAATCAAATGAGTAATGGATATTCTAATAAGAATTTATGCGGAGCAGGTATTGTATATAAATTTCTTCAAGCATTAGATGAAGAAAATTGGAATGAATATGCAGATGATTACTTGGATTTATGCGCTTTAGCTAATATCAGTGATGTAATGGATATGCGTTCATATGAGACAAGATATTTAACCGATTTAGGACTGTTGAATATTAAGAATAAATTCATAGCAGCTTTAATCAAAGCACAAGATTATAGTATGAATGGAAAAGTAAATATCCATAATGTTCAATGGTATTTAACACCCGTTCTAAACGGCTGTATACGCATTGGTTCACAGGAAGAAAAGGAACTACTGTTCAGAGCTTTTATTGAGCAAGATGAGTATTTTGAATATAAGAAACGTGCTACTAAAGACAAACCGGCAGAAACAATTCAAGAAAGTATTTATGATAGAGCTGCGAGACTTTCTAAAAATGCAAAAAGTAGACAGGATAAACAAAAAGAAAAAAGTGTGGCACAGATTTTAGAATTGGTAGGTTCTACACAGATAGACAATAAAGTTATTATGGTGGACACATCTGATATTTTGGATAGCGGCTTAACAGGAGTTGTTGCCATCAAAATTGCAGAAATGTATAACAAACCTTGTATTCTGTTAAATAAATTTCTGGACAAGAATACTGGCGATATTACATATGGCGGTAGTGCAAGAAACGTAAATTATAGTCCAATTGATAGTTTTAAGGATATTGTAAATAGTACAAATATTATAAAAGCAGCCGGTCATGCGAATGCCTTTGGAATTGTAGGACTTGATTTAGATAAAAAAGATGAAGCATTAGAAAGATTAAATGATATTCTTCATGATGTTGAATATGACTCAACTTATAGAGTCGATTTCATTTTAGACGTAGAAGATATAAATATTAAACTCATTACTGACTTAGCAAAATTTGAAGATATTATCTGTCAAGGAATTGAAGAACCTATGCTTGCAGTTGAAAATATTATTCTCACAAGAGATTGTTTTGAAATATTCGGTAAGAACGAGGATACGATTAATTTTGTGATTGATGATATTAAATACGTACAGTTTAAATGTAAGGAAGGTAATCCGCTTTATGATTGGCTACAAAATGCATGGAGTGATGAAGACAGTGTTACATTTAATATAGTTGGGAAACCATCAATTAACGAGTATAACGGTGTAAGAACACCACAAGTTATTATAGAGGATGTAATTGTTATTAGTACAAATAATAATTCTGATGATGAAGAATGGTAGGTGATTGATTGTTTACACATTTACATATACATACAACACAAGGTTCGTTGCTCGATTCTATTTTAAAAGTTGAAGATGCAGTAAAGTTTGCAAGCGATAATGGGATGAAAGCTATAGCATTAACTGATCATGGTAGCATGGCATCATTTGTAAATTTTGTAAAAGAATGTAATAAATATGACATAAAACCTATTATTGGTAACGAAGTTTATGAAGTAGACGATATGTGGGAGAAAGCAGATACAAAAGAGTATTCACAACCACGCTACCATCTGATTTTATTAGCCAGAACACAACAGGGATATAAAAATCTTATTAAAATTACATCTGTTTCGAGAACAGATGGATTATATAAAAAGCCAAGAATTGATATTAAATATATTAAGGAAAATAATCTTGGACAAGGGATAATTTGTTTAACTGCTTGTCAAGCAGGAAGATTAAGCAGATACCTTGTAAATGGAAAATATAAAGAAGCAGAAGAATTTGTAAATAAACTTAAAGACACTTTTGATTATGTTGTATGTGAATTACAGTCTCATAATACAGAAGATCAAGCAAAAGCAAATAAATTAGTCTATGATTTTTCTCAAAATCATAACATGCCTTACACAATTACAACAGATGCACATATGTTAAGTGATTCATTGAAAGATTCACACGCAATGTTTGTTGAAATTGGAGAGGGGAGAGAAGTCGGAGAGAGTTATACGGATTGTTATTTGCAGACAGAAAATGAAATTTATAAAAAACTATCTAATCAATTTTCAAATGATGTAATTAAAAAAGGTATTGAGGAATCTGTAAATATATCAGATATTGTAGAAAAAGTTGATATTGGTCTAAATAAAGGTAATATCATGCCAAAAGTAAATATTGAGAGTGGCTATGAAAGTCATGAAGAATATTTAAGATATTTGGTTTTTAAGACTTTTGATGAAAAATTTGGTCATATGTCAAAAGAAGAGCAGGACATAAGGAGACAAAGGCTTGAAACAGAACTTCCGGTTTTATATGCGGTAGATTATACAGACTACTTTATCATGCTCTATATGCTTGCAAAGGAAGCAAGAAATAGAGGAATCCCATTGGGATATTCAAGAGGTTCAGGAGCAAATTGTTTATGTTTATTTATGTTAAATGTGACACAAATAGATAGTGTTAGATGGGATTTGGATTTTTCTCGTTTTGCCAATCTAGGAAGAAAATCTATGGCAGATTTTGATTGGGATATATCAAAGCGTAGAAGAAAAGAAATGGTAGAAATATCTGAAGAATTATTTGGCAAGGAGAATGTAGCTCCAATTGCAACATTTAATACATTAAGTACAAAAGTTGCAATTCGTGATATTGGAAAGGTATTAGATGAGAAGGAAGATTCTCCATATTACAAGCAGATTCCATATAAATTAAGAGATGAAGTCGCAAAAATGATTCCTACAATCAAGACATTGAATGATTTAGGAGAAGAGGAAGAAAAAGATGTACTTCTAAAAGATATCCTTAACAAAAATGAAAAATTAAAAGACGTACATGATAAATTCCCATTATGGTTCAAATATGTAATGGATGTAGAGGGTTTGCCAAAATCAATGGGAAGACATGCCGCTGGAACACTTATTACTCCAACTCCTGTGACAGATTATTGTCCATTATGTTATGACTCAGAAAAGAATATTATGATTGAGTTAGAAATGCGCAATGCGATGGACGACTTAGGGTTAATCAAAATGGATTATCTTGGGCTTGAAACACTTGATATTATTGATGATACGTTAAAAATGGCAGGTATTACATGGAGTGATGTTGATATTAACCATTTGAATCTCGAAGATAAAGAAGTATTTGAAAAAGTATATAAGAATGGTAATACAGTTGGTATTTTTCAGATGGAATCAGCAGAAGCGAGACGAATGTGTATTGAAGCGAATGCTGATAATGTAGAAGATATTATTGTAGTAAATGCAGCAAACCGTCCAGGCACAAAAGAGAGTTTCCCTATATATTGTGAAAATAAATTACATCCAGAAAATGTGACTGTTCTTCATGAGGATTTAAGAAAATTATTTAGTAAGACGCATTACATTTTATTGTATCAGGAACAAGCATTACAATTATTTAGACATGCCGGTTTTCCAGAAGACCAAGTAGACAATGCAAGACGTGCAATTGGTAAAAAGAAGAAAGACGTAATGGCACAGTTGGAAGCTGATTTTAGGAAAGGTCTTATTGATAAAGGGTGGAATAATGAGCAACTAATAGAAATTTGGCAATTGATGCTTAAACAAGCAGAGTATTGTTTTAATCGTGGTCATGCCGTTGCGTATGGATTGTTATCTTATTTAACAGCATATCTAAAAACTCATTACACAATATATTTTATGGCAGCATTGCTTACTTCAAAAAGCGATAAAGTACAGAAAATTAGTATTGTAATTAATGATTGCAAGAGATTAGGAATTAAAGTTTCACCTCCAAATGTCAATAAGTCTGATATAGAGTTTACTGCTTTGCCAGAAAAAAATGAGATATTGTTTGGGTTATTAGCAGTAAAAGGACTTGGAGAATCAATAGTATATAGGATTATTGAAAATAGACCATATCAAAATATGAATGACTTCATTAGCAAAGTTGCAGATAAAACAGCAATTATAACATTGATTAAAGCGGGTGCAGTTCCAACAAAAGATAAAATGCTTTCGTTAAAAAAATATGCAAATAGTTTATTCGAAAAGAAAGATTATAAACCAGTAATAACGGTTCCATCTCCATACTCTAAACTAATTCCATTTGGATTAAATGTAGAAGATTATAGAGAAGGTAAAAAAGTAAATAAAGAGGCGTTATTAAATGACTATAATAAAGCAAAAGAAAAAATTTTTACTGATGAACAAAATCAGAAATATAAAAAACATATGATTGAGTTTCAAGAAAAATATGCACAGGATGAATATATGTGGGAATTTGATACATTATCAATGTTCCTAACAAACGATCCACTAAAAGATGCATACAAATACACAAAGACCGATTGGGATATGGTAGAGGATGGAGATAAAACAACACTATTTTGTGTAATTGTTGATATTAAAAGAAAGAAAGATAAAAATGGGAACCAATTTGCATACTTAGATCTATATACACCATTTGGAATTATTGAAGCAACAATTTGGTCAAGCCAGCTAAAACAGTATAGTGATGATATTAAGAAAGGTAATTGTTTGGCTATACTTGGAAGAAAAAGAGAAGAACATTTCTTTGTAGAAAAAGTAAAACCATACAACACATGGTTAGAACAAATGCGTAAGAAAGGAGTGGCTGTATAAGTTTTGTTTGATAATGATGAAGAAATTTTAAAGTTTAAAGCGGTTATAACGTATGAAAGATATTATAATCCTGATACAACGTGGGGAGTATATGGTTTTTCTACTGAAGATGAAATACCGCAATTTGTAAAAGAAACAAAAACTGATTTGCCATTTGAAGATAAAAAAGAAGTCAATCCAAATAGGAAATTAAGCACATTGGCTGGTAAAATGCAGGAATTAGTTATTGGTGGCGAATATATGGTAAAAGCAAAGTATAAGTATGATAAAACGTACGGGCATCAATATACACCAATAGCAATTTATGCTTTGATTCCACAAACTAAGGAGTCACAGTTAATGTTCTTGCAGTCAATCATACCAGCTTGGATAGCAGAAAATCTTATTGATGCATATCCAAATGTTGTAAATGACGTAGCGAATGGGACATTAAAAGAAATTGATTACAATCTAGTAAAGGGTGTTAGGGAAATAACTTGGAATAGAATCAAAGATAAGATTATTAACAATTATTTGATTTCTGACATTATTACTATGTTAAAACCGTTAGGCATCACATATACGATGATTAAAAAGCTACTATCAGATGAACCAAACCCAGCATTACTAAAACAGCAATTAGAAGAAAATCCATATGTACTTACTAAAATTCCACAATTAGGATTCAAGCGTATAGATGACTTGGCATTAAAATTAAAACCAGAACTAATCAATTCTACTGAAAGATTGGTTGCTTTTATCAAATATTATTTTACAGACTTAGGAGAAAGTAACGGGCATACATGGTGTTCAATGAAGGTTTTAAAATCTGCAATAAGTAATAATGTTCCTGAATGCGCTGAAAAGGTTGACTGGCTATTAGATAATAATGAGTTCCTGCATATATCTGATGATAAGGTCGGACTTAAATATTATTACGATATTGAGATGCAGATTTATAGTCTATTGTTTGAAAAGTCAAAGAAAACAACAGATATTAACATTTCTGATAAGAATATTGAATTAGCTATAAAACATGCGGAAGAAGAACAAGGTTTTGAATATACATTAGAGCAAAAAGAAACGGTTATCAATTGTTTACATAGAACGATTAGTTTGATAACGGGGAAAGCTGGTGTTGGGAAAAGTTCAATTTTACGTGCAATTATCAAAGCATATACAGAAAATCATTATTCTGTAATAGCATCTGCACTATCTGCAATGGCAGCGCAAAGAATAACAGAAGCTACTTCATTTCCAGCAATGACAATTCACAGGACATTGGGCTGTGTTGGACTTAATGATTTCACTTTCAATAAGGATAATCACATGATAACTAGCGTTGCTTTCCTAGATGAAGGAAGCATGGTCAATGCAAGTCTATTTCTACACTGGTTAGAAGCAATTGATGATAATACAAGAATCATTATATCAGGTGATCATAAACAATTACCACCTATCGGATTTGGCAATGTATTTTCAGACTTAATAGAAATGTTTGATGATTCTGTTGTGAGTAAATTATCTAAACCAATGAGGCAAGCTGAGAAGTCTGGAATTTTAGTAGACGCAAATTTAATTCGTGAAAACATTAATCCAATCACTGAAAAACTTCAACCAAGAATTATTCATGGTGAATTACAGGATATGTATTATATGTTTAGGAACAATCGTCAATCATTGTTTGATATTGCAGTTAAGACATTCTTAAAATCAGTAGAATCAGACGGTATTAATAATGTGGTTATTGCGGTTCCAAGAAGAAAAGATTGTTTGAATAGCACAAATGAACTGAACAAAACAATTCAAGATAAATTACTTGGTAATGAGAAAAAAAGTATTTCTGGATTTGAGATAACATTTAAACTAGGTGCAAAAGTAGTACAAACAGTGAATGATTATGATAGAAACGTATTTAATGGAGAAATAGGATACATAACAGAAATAAATGAACGTTATGAAGGAAAGAAAAAAGAGGAATATTGTGTAGTAACTTATACAGATATTTTCGGGAAAGATAAGTTGATTGAATACACAAAAAAGGAATTAACTGCTTTAGATCTTGCTTATACAATGACCGTACATAAACTCCAGGGAGCAGGTAGAAAGATTGTAATTGGAATTATTGATAACACTCATCATCAACTATTAGATAACTGTATGTTATATACACTTCTAACGAGAGCAAAGAAGAGATGTTTATTACTGGCTGAACCACAAGCATTTTTGCAATGTATTCGGACAAGTCATAATAATAGGAATACTTGGATGATGTTAAAAGAAAAGGTTTCGTAGATATAGATAAAAATAAAGAAGAAGGTGAATAAAACGGGCGCAGATATTCATATTAGATTAGAGAAAATAAATAAAGATGGTGAATGGGGTCCATTGGACTATTATAAAATCAAAGAAGATTGGACGGATCAAAAGAACACTAATAAATCATTTCCATTCTTTCCAGTCAGTATCTACGATGGTAGAGATTATGAATTATTTGGATTATTAGCAGGTGTTAGAAGTAATTATCATGAACCAATTGTAGAGCCGAGAGGCATTCCAGAATCAGCAAACAAGTACATTAAAGATGAATACTTTGCAAGTGAATATAATCATACTCCTAGCTGGCTGACTTTGGGAGAATTGAGAAAGACATGGTATAAACATAGTCAAGACGAATTGTTAGATGAAGATGGATTTCATAATGTTTATATTAGATTACTCGAAGGAATTATCAGACCAATCGAAAGAAGAATTTCGGATTTTGATTGGCTATTTGCCGAAACCGATGCTGAGTTAGAAGAAAAATGTAGGAACTATTGGGATAGAGTGAGAATGGTATTTTGGTTTGACAGCTAAAGAAAGGCGAAAAATGGATTACAGTTATATACATAATGCGAATGTTAGCGGTGATTTAGCATATAAGAAAGCACATCAATATGATTATGAAACACCATCATTAGGATATATTGAACATAAAGAATTAATGGAAGAATTAAAAAAGATTGATGCCAATAAGACGAAAAGTAGAATTAAGATTATAGAGAATAATTATAAGAAAGAAAGTTCCGAACAAAATAACGAAAATATAGATGAAGATTTACCAATTCAAATTACTTGTGAATATTGCGATTCAAAGTTAGAAATCACAAAAGAAGATACTCATATCGGTTGGCTTGGTGCTAGTTACATTACATGTCCTTGTTGTGGCGGTGAATCAATGGTGGATGAGTTAGATGGAATTACATTTACTGTTGATAATATAGATTTTCCCGTACATTTTTTGAGAGTTAATAAAAACGAAAGACATGTAAAAGAAGTTGATGCGAAAGAGATAGTTAAAGATATTAGACGTGGAATTGAATATTTTAGAGAGCATAAAGATAAATATTCTTGGTATACAAGCTATGGTGATATGTTCTTGACTCTGCTTAGATATGATGGTGATGAAGAATATTATGTGGTAGTAACCAAGGATTATTATGAAACTTCTATTCCATTTGAAGAAGTAGATTATTAGAGATAGTTGATATTGATAATAGTATAAATAAAAAATTGTGGACAGTAAAATCTGTCCACAACAAAAAAGCATTCTAAAAGATGTAAATCAATTAGATAGTGGGTGTAGGTCTACATCCGATAGTCGTAAATATACCACTGTAAATGTCGGAATTCTGGTTGAATTTTGGCAATAGATTTATTTAAGGAGGTAACTTTGGAAACGATTGTAATCAATTTATTTGGAGAACCATCTGCCGGTAAAAGTACAGCAGCTATGGATATTACGGCAAGGCTAAAAAGAAAAGGTATCAATGCAGAGTATGTATCTGAATTTGCAAAAGATAAAGTTTATGAAAACAATGGTGAAGTATTCAAACATCAGGAATATATGTTTGGAAAACAGTCGTTTAAAATGGGAAGAGTAAAAGATAAAGTGGAAGTTATGGTTGTTGATTCACCACTCATTCTATCTATTGTTTATAATAATGATGAGATTTTAGATGATAATTTTAATAGAGTCGTTCTAAATATGTTTAATTCGTACATAAACAAAAATTATCTCTTGACAAGAAATCATACATACGAAAACGAAGGAAGATTCCAAAATGAGAACGAAGCATTACTTGTTAGGACTCAGATTATGAATATGTTGGAAGTATATGATATAGATTATAATATTGCGACATCAAGTGAAAAAGATTGTGAAAGGATTGTAAATGATATTGTGAAGGAGATTAGAGAAAATGAATAGTAAAGGTCATTTGTTTATCAGCTTATCAAAATCAGCTATTAGAGTAATCGGTGGAATTATAACACTTATGAATGGTTCAATTATTCCATTGGCAGTAGGAATTATTATTGCTGAAATTGGTGGCGTATTGGAAGAATTGGTTGATAAGAGATAAGGGGGATAAGAACAATGTATAGTCCATGCGTTGGATGTTTTAACAGATATAACAGTCAGTATTCAAAAGAATGTGATACCCATTGTCACTATGCAAATGTGTTAAGTCAGTTAAGAGAATATGGTGGGTTAGATGAAGTGTTGAGTGTAATGCGTGGTGAAAAAATACCGGTAGTATTTCTGGATAAAGAACATATTGATAATACACTAAAAATAGTTCAAGCAGCAAAAGACGGTTTAATTTAGGTTTTAGTATAGAGAGGAATATATAAATGAAAAAATTTGAAGAAAATGTATGTACAGCAACAGTCACAAATAACACTATCCGTTGGGAATATCCAATTGCTAATTTAGTGAATGCATTTAATTATGATCCGGAAAATCCAAGTTGTGATGGTGAAGATTTTGTTTCTGTAAAACGTGGTAAAAGAAAAGAGTTTGCAGAATATGTAGCTAAAAATATGATACAACCTTGTGACCAAGAAACAGGTCAAAGCTCTATTGAGGAGGCTTTGCAAAAAGTATTTATAGAAGTATTTGAAGGATATGAAGATTTTGCAAAGTATCCAGAAGATGATGATGAATAGAAATTCCGTTTTATATAGAAGATAAGGAGCAAAATGAATAATAAAGATTATTTAAAAAATAAGAAAAATGCATACCTTGCAAGCAAAATAAAAGTTGGTGACATGGTTATGGTATCAAAAACCAGAGAAATAGGCAACGTTACTAAGATTATTGTATATAAAAGAGACAATGATAAATGGAATAGTCCATTTGGATATAGCTCTGTCCAAGTTCGATTTGATAATTATAATAATCTTCCTCATCATAAACATTATTCAGCTAGTAGTTTGAAGATACTATAAAAATAAGGAGAAATATAGATGAAAATTGTTATTTTGCTATTGTCAATGTTGTTTTGCCATATTGTAGATGATTATTATTTGCAAGGCTGGTTGGCATCTGCAAAGCAGAAATCATGGTGGGAGAGAAACGCACCAAGTCCACTATATAAACATGACTATATCATGGCATTGTGTGAACATGCCTTTAGTTGGACATTTATGATTCATGTTCCGATTGTTATATATAGTTTTATGTGTGGATTAGAACTTAATATTTCAATGTTTATATCGTTATTTTTGTGGAATTGGATGATTCATATTATTGTAGATGATACAAAAGCTAATCTAAAGAAAATCAATTTAATTCAAGACCAATTAATACATATTGGACAGATTATATTTACTTGGCTTTTGTATATTTCATATTTTGCAACCATAAAGTAGATGAAATAAGGATATTAAATATCGAGCAACATTTAATGACACTTCGTTGTCTAAAGGTAAAATACAGTACGATTTTTTACAAGATGAAATTTTGGAATAAAGTTGACTAGGAATAGGTTAAACAATATTAAAAACAGGAAGTGATAAAAATAACTGAAATAATAACATTATTAATAATGATTGGTTTAATTGCCATTACAATAATTATCCCACTAGTTATAATCAAAATATATAATTTTTATGCCAATAAAAAAGAAGATAAATTTGCTAGAGAGCATCCTGATTATATTAATTTTTGTAAACAGTATGAAAAATTAGCAGATGAATCTAGGGATATTTGGAATCCAATAATACCAGATTGTAGAAGAGAAATAGAATATTGTTTAAAAGAAATGAATTACTATCCTATTTTTTCTGAGCAATATCATTGCTTACATGAAAGATTAAATGCTACTCGTGAAAAAAACAGTAAGTATGAAGAAGAATACAATATGAAAAAACGAGAAATTACTAAATTTGTCAAAGATAATAAAGATGCAATTGAGAGTATAAGAGAAGATGAAAAAGAATTATATAACGATTGGATTACCAGGTTTGATTTAGGATAAATTCAATTATTCGGAGGGAATTATGGAAGATTATTTACAGAATTTCAATGCAGAAGAAAAGAAAAAAGAGTGTATTGAACGAATCAAAGAATATTTTATTAAAGAAGAAAACAAAGATTGTAGTTGTGTCATTGGTATAACAGGTGGTGCAACAAGTACACTTCTGGCAATGTTATGTAAGGAAGCGTTAGGCGTAGATAGAGTTGTCGGTATTTGTTTGGAAGATGAAAAATATAATCGTTATGGTGGTGTTATAGCTGATCAACTTGGTATAAAGACTATTACAATGGATATTCCTATGGCGACTGATACGATATATGGCTTGATTTCGTTTGGATTCGATTCTAATAAAAGAATACGTGAGCGTATATCTAACAAGAATCTTTTTTATCGTGATAGCATCGTAGACGGAACAAAAGAAGAAATTTTCGCTGATGTATGTATGAGTGTTACAAAAGCTATAGGTAAAAACTGTAACGGACGAATTATGAATATAAGTAATCGTACTCAGAATTGGCTTGGAAGATTATCAGTGTTTGATAATGGAGGTGGAGATTTTTCGCCTTTAGCAAACTTAACTCTATCAGAAATTAAGAAGATATTGGAATTGTGGGATTTGCGTTTTATGAATGATTTATTCAATAAAAATGAAGAAGATAGTATTGGATATGATTATAGCGTTGTAGATAGATATATTCTCACAGGACAGATTGATGATAATAAGTTAAAGAATGAATTGGATGAAATACATAAGAAAAAAGGTATTTCTGTTAAGGAGAGTTAAAATGATTTTAGCATCAGCCATTAAATACTACATTGAAACCACTGATGAATTTGTCATTCTATGTGGTGCAAGACATGGTGATATATTTACACAATTGGAAAAATTAGGATTTAAACCAAGAGAAGGATATGATGAAATTGAGCAAGGATTTATTGACCATAAAAATAATTTCTTAACCAGAGAAGAAGCTTATGAACATGCAAAAATGTGTGGTCAGTTATGTGAAAAGATTCAATATGAGAAAGAAAAAGGAACATTTGTAAAAAGTCTTATATCTGAAGACTTATGGTAAATAATAGGATATAGGAATTATAAAAATCAGTGCGAGGAGGAATTAGTTGAAAACAAAAATTGAGAAGAAAATATGAATATCAACAATATAAATATTTAGATGGAGTTAGTGGAATATATGAATTTTATAATATAATTACAAATAAAAGATATATAGGTAGAAGTCATAACATTTATTTAAGAATCGGAGAACATCTTAGACATAGCAATAATATTAATGATAGTAACTACAATTCACATTTTTATAAAGCATTAAGAAAATATGATATGGAATTATGGATAATAAAATGTTTATATTATTCATCTGAAAATGATGATTTAGTACAAATAGAAAGAGAATATATAGAAAAATATGATTCTGTAAAAAATGGATATAATTCTACCTATGAAACAAATTCTCCACCAATAAGAAATCATGAAGAACATTCAAATGCTTTATTAACAAATAAAGAAGTTGAACAAATCAGAGAAGAATATAATAATATTAAGTCTCCCGAAGAAGTTTATAAACAATATGAAAATAAAATTGCTTACGATACTTTTATAAATATTTGGCGAGGATATACATGGAATGGAATACATATGGATGTATATACAGAAGAGAATAAAAGAAAACATAAGTTAAGAATAAATAAGGAGCAAACAGATAGAATTAATTCAGACGATAGATTTAAAATTACAAGAGATTGTGTTTATAAAATACGGGAACTATACGCAGAAGAAAAATTAAGTCCAACACAAGTTTATGAAAAATTTAATTTTTTGAATAGAAACACTTTTAACGATATTTGGTATGGACATACATTTCCTGATATATATCCGCCAGAATACATGACTGTTAAAAATAGAAAAAGAAAATTTATAAGGAAAGGAAATAATAAACAAACTATGTTCACGAAAATAACAAAAACATCTGCAAATTGGACAGATGTTAAAAATGAATGTAGAAATACAGTAAATAAAGAAGAAACTAATACTCATCCATCGAAAGATTTTATTAAAAAAGTTTTAATATCAGAGCATTCTCCTATTAGATTGGTAAAAATAAAATGGCGATGGGAAGGCATTAAATCTTGGATTTCAGTGCATTTTGCTAGACATTGGCTTGGTTGGGATAAATGGGTATCTACGCAAAGAACTGATAGGACTGGTGTTAATAGGGATGAAGCAAGACAAGACACACCTGTAAATATGGATATTGAAGCAAATGCACAAGCACTTATTAATGTTGGAAGATATAGATTATGTCATCAGGCAGCCAAAGAGACAAGAGAGTATATGGAAGATTTAAAAAAAGAAATTAAAAATAAAGGACAAACTGAATTATCAAATGTACTTGTGCCAAACTGTATATACAGATGCGGTTGTCCTGAATTTACGAATTGTGGTTACATAACCGGGTTTAGAAAATGGTTAAAAGAAAATAATAAAGAGATAGATTGGTTTAACATTCAAAACCGCTATGACTTATATAATGAATATTTTTACATAACAAGAGGTAATTGAATGAGAAGATTGTTTATTATAAGAAAAGATTTACATTTATCAGCCGGTAAACTTGCAGCGATGGTAGGACATTGTAGCGAAGCATATTGGACTAACTTAATTAGAAATAATGCAATGAAACTAACTAAGGGTTCTTTAAAAGGATGGGACACACCAAAAGAAGATGATGATAATGAAATTATTGGGTATGACATAGAGTTTACATTAGATAAGAATATTTTTGATAACTATATCAATGGAATTTTCACAAAAACTATCTGCGAAGCCAGGAATAAAACTAACCTCCTAAAAGCAAAAAAGATAGCAGAAGATTTAGAACTTGTTGAAGGTAAAGATTTTGGAGAAATAAATGATAAGTGCTTAACTGAACTACAACCTGAAAATCAAGATGGAACAACCTTAATTGGTATCTGGTTTGCACCGTTGGATGATGAAATTGCTCATAAGATAAGTAAAAAGTATCAATTATATAAAGGGTAGGAGATGATAGATTGGACAAATTACAGAGAATTAAGGAACTAACAGAGCAACTTAATAATGCTTCATATGAGTATTACAATACAGGTCATCCTATTATGGAAGACTTTGAGTTTGATATTTTACTAGATGAACTGCAAAAGTTAGAAAATGAATCTGGTGTTGTTATGGAAGATTCACCAACAATTAATGCTGGTTCCAGAGTTGCAAAAGAGCAGAAGAAGATTACACATGAACATCCAATGTTGAGTTTGGATAAGATACATAGTGTAGAAGAAATAAGAGAGTTTATAGGTAATGAAGATGTTATTGCGAGTATAAAGCTTGACGGATTGACGGTATCTGCTACATACATTAATGGTGATTTAAAGCGTCTTGAATCTCGTGGAAACGGAGAGATTGGTACAGACCTTCTAATTCATAAGAACAGTATAAGTGGTATTCCATTACATATAAATCATCATGGTAAGTATGTAATAGATGGTGAGTGTATTGTTAAATATGATGATTTTCAAGCTATCAATGATAAATTACCAGAATCTGAGCAGTTTAGTAATCCAAGAAATATGGCTTCTGGTAGTCTAAATTTACTTGATTCTAATATTTCATCGACCAGAGGATTGTCATTTATTGTATGGAATGTAATTGAAGATAGCGAAGATTTTAAACCTACAATGTTAGGAAATTTTTGTAAAGCTAGTGGATTAGGATTTAATGTTGTTCCGTTTGTAAAAGTAGAAAATACTAACAATGGAGATTTAGATAATATATTAGAGACGATTAAACATATTTCAAACAGTCTAAGTCTACCGATGGATGGAGCTGTTTGGTCATATAATAATATTGCTTATGGTAAATCTCTTGGTAGAACTTCGCATCATTTCAATCATAGTATTGCTTATAAATATCGACAGGAATTATATGAAACTATTCTTACAGATATTGAATGGAATACAACAAAAACTAACTTAATCAATCCTGTAGCAGTTTTTCAGCCAGTGGATTTAGAAGGTGCAATTACAACAAGAGCGACATTACATAATATTTCGTATATTGAAAATTTACAATTAGGTATTGGTGACACAATACAGGTTTATCGTGCTAATCAGGTTATTCCCAAAGTACATGACAATCTGACAAGAAGTAATACTTGGAAACTTCCTGACAAATGTCCTTGTTGTGGCGGAAATGTAGAAATACATAATGAGAATGGAAGTAAGACATTACATTGTGTTAATCCTGATTGTAAAGCAAAGTTGCTTGGAAAACTTACACATTTTGTTAGTAAGAATGCTGCTAATATTGATGGATTGTCAGAGCAAACACTACAAAAGTTTATTGATTTAGGATGGTTAAACACATTCAAAGATATTTACCATCTATCTGATTATAAGACTGAAATGTATAACCTTGAAGGCTTTGGTAAAAAATCAGTAGACAAACTTTTGGAGAATATTAGCAAGAGTAGAGTTATTGAGCTATCAAAATTCTTATATTCTCTTTCTATTCCTTTGATTGGTAAAACGGCAAGTAAGGATATTGCAAAAGTATGTAATAATGATTTTCAGACGTTTGTAAATTGTATTCAAACACAAGAAAACATATTTACACGAATAGATGGTTTTGGTTCAGAAATGAATAAGTCTTTACTGAAATGGTGGAATGAAAGTAATGAAGAATTTCTCAAATTATCTAATGAGTTTTGCTTTGAAGAAAAAGAGAATAATAAAGCGTCAGATGCTAATTTGGCTGGCAAAACATTTGTAATTACAGGTTCGCTTGTACATTATAAAAACCGTTCGGAATTAGTTGAAATCATTGAAAGCCTTGGTGGTAAGGTGTCTGGATCAGTTTCGACTAAGACGGACTTTCTCTTGAATAACGATATTGAAAGTAGTTCGTCAAAAAATAAAAAAGCTAAAGAAATTGGAGTTCCGATTATCAGTGAAGAAGGTTTCATAAAAATGATTTCATAAAAAATATATGAACTATATTTGTGGTGTTGGCGCACCATTAATAATATAGAAGAAACAGCAAAAATAAAACATATAACATAATTCAAAAAAACAAATAATGAAGAGAGAAAGGTACAAAAATGTTCAAAAAAATACAAGCTAATTCTATATGTATAATAATATTAATTATTATTACATTAGTAATGAATTTATTCACAATTATAACCCTTAATCATTTTAAAAAATCAATAGACAATATTGATGTTTCTGTCGAATGTAATCATCCAGACACTAATCCTATTACTAATATATATTACATCCAAAATGAAGAAGAAAAAGAAAATATTGAAAAAGATACTATATTAAATGAAGAGTCAAATGAAGAAGAATTAGATGAAAAAAATTCAGAAGACGCAAATATAGAAATAGCATCAGTAGATGAAGTATTAGTTAATGAATCTAATTTTTCAGATGAAGATTTCAATACTATATGCAGAGTAGTCGAAGCTGAAACTCATGGTGCAGACGAAAATTCTAAAATACATATAGTACATGTAATTCTTAATCGTGTTTCATCTTCTGAATTTCCTAACACAATTCAAGGTGTATGTAATCAGTCAGGACAGTTTGCAAGTAGAAGTGACGTAGAACAGTCTACTATAGAAGCAGTTAATATAGCATTAACGGTAAGTGATACAACTAATGGTGCTTTATTTTTCTGCACTTGTAAAGGATGTTGGGCTGATAATAATAAAGAATATTTATTTAAAGACACAATTGGTCATAGTTTTTATAAATAAATAGGGGGAATATTTTTGATTTTTGCATGTAAACACAAAACCTATAAAGTTATAGGCTGCATAAGAAGTGAAACAAAATACTTATGTCAATGTACTAGATGTGGCAAAGAATTTTCTCTACCAAAAGCGGTAGGAGAAATGTATGAAGTTGGAATGGTTATTAAGAAATAATAGAGGGAGTGATTAAAATTATTGTATTGTGTGCAAAAACTGCATCAGGGAAGGACACAATAAGAAACGAACTTATAAAAATGGGAATGAGTAGTGTTGTAAGTTACACGACCAGACCACCCAGAGAAATATACGAAATAGATGGATTAACCTATCATTTTATTTCAGAAGAAGAATTCTTACAGAAAGAAGAAGATAATTTTTTTGCTGAAACAACATCATATGATGTAACAAATGGTGAAACATGGTATTACGGAAGTGCAATAGAAGATTTAACCGACGATAAAGTTTTTATTGCTAATCCAGAAGGACTTAAAAAAATAAAAAAACTAGACAACATAAATCCTGTTATTTTCTACATAATTGCTGATGATGAAATCATTTGGAATAGACTAAGACAACGTGGCGATGATTCGAGCGAGGCAAGAAGAAGATTAAACGCTGATGATGAAGATTTTACTGATATAAATAATTATATTGATTTTTCTATTCGGAACGATGGTGATATGGCACCTGAAGAAATAGCCGAAATAATAATGTATTTATACCGGAAGAAAAGAGGTATTACTAACGAGCAAGATAAATAAACTATATGTGGATTACGATGGAACGATAGTTAATAGTATAGCTGCAATAGTAGGTATATATAATGAAGATTTTTGGTTCTATGATGATTATACACCTATTGGTTGGTGGATGATTGAAACTTGGGATTTTACAGAACTAAAATGTGCTTCTAAAGAATATATAGATACATATTTCAATCAACCGAGATTCTTTAATACAGTAAAATTTATTCCCCATGCTGATGACGTATTAAAAAAATTATCTGAATATTTCCAGATTGTTGTTGTCTCATCTGGTCACAAACCTAATCTAAAGGGGAAAGAAGAGTGGTTAAGTAATAATCTACCTTATGCAGAATTTATAGGTGTAGATATAGATAAATATGAAGATAAGTCTCACTTAAACTTATCAGATGGAATTTTTATTGATGATGTTGCCAGGAACTTAGAAACATCTAATGCAAATATTAAGATATGTTTCGGTGATGAGTACCCTTGGAATAAAGACTGGGACGGACGTAGATGTGCAAATTGGAATGATGTATGGGATATGATTGGAAATGTATAAAATTAGATTCAAAGAAATTAATGAAGTAAAAGTTTTTGTAAGTGAAGCAATTAATTTAGAAAACATAGATATTATTGTCCGTCAGGATAGATATATAGTCGATGGTAAAAGTATAATGGGGATTTTTAGTTTAAATCTTCTGAATGATATGTATTTAGAAATAACGGGTTCAGACGAAGAAAAAGAAAAATTTTTACAGAAAATTTCCGAAACAAATATGGAAATTTCCGAAATAAGAGTAGCGATAAGGAAATAGAGGTGAAAAAAATAATAGTAACAAGTCATGAACTGGCTAAAGAATTATTAGGAAGACCTGATGATTTTATAACGGCTAGTATCGGAGAAAAAGAATATGTCATAGACAATATTCAAAGAATTAAAACCCACGCTAATACGGATGACAGCATAGTATATTGGACAATCAATTTACGTAACGGTGGAACGGGAAATATTTTTCGTTAGAAAGGATTAAGGATATGAGTTTAGGTTATTTAGTATGTTTTATTTTAGGAATTTTATTTGGTATGACAGCAATTTCATTATGTGTAGTTTGCAAAGATGCAGATGAACACATTATAAGGTTTGAGTTTGAAGGTGCAGACGAAATAGAAGCTGACGATATTGATGAAGATGAACTAGATGATGAAGAAATAAAGTATGAAGAAGAGGATTTTGATGAAGATTAAGATTAAGTATTTTTATGATGATTTGATTTCACTTGATTTCATTGAGGGTGAAAAATCTGATTGGATTGATTTACGTGCTGCTGAAGATGTACATATGAAAGCCGGTGATTTTAAATTAATTCCATTAGGTGTTGCTATGGAGTTACCAGAGGGATATGAGGCACATATATTACCAAGAAGTAGTACATTTAAGAATTTTGGAATAATTATGGCGAATCATTGTGGTAGATAAATTTATATAATTATTTGTTTTTCTATTTTTTACTTTTAAATACAAAGGAGATGTTAATGCAATAAAAAAATATACAGATGAACAAAAAGAATATATATTAAATTCAAAATTATCATCAACAGAATTATCAAAACAAATGGGTATACCAGCGTCATCAGTTAGAAATATTAGAAATAAAAATAATGTTTTTATGGGTAAAAGAAAATTTAAACCATCAAAAGAAGAATTTGTAAAGATATATAACGAATTACAATCAAGTGTAAAAGTTGGAAAATATTTCGGAGTAGATCATCATACCATAATTGATTATGCAAAATTAATTGGATATGACTATAAAGTAAGAGATGAAATATCTGACGATATTAAACAATATGTTATTGATAATTATAATAACAATTCATCAACAAAATTATCTGAAGAAATTGGGATTAAACAAAGTACTATTAATGGTATATGGTTCAGAAACGGATTACGTGGGAAACCCAGGAGGGTTTATTCGTTAGATGAAACTACATTAGATAATATTGATACAGAAGAAAAAGCATATTTCCTTGGTTTTTTCTCGGCAGATGGATGTATCTCAAAAAATGATAAAAAACAAGATACTATTACATTTTCTCTACATCCACAAGATGCTTATATTTTGGAAAAATTTTATAAGATATTTAAAAGTGATAAACCAATAATATTTACCGATAAAGGTTATGCTCGTTTTGAAATCTCAAGTAATCATATATGTGAACAAATATATAAACTTGGGTTTAGTCCTAGAAAAACATATTCAAACACATTTTGTTTATTAGATGATAAGCTAATGTCTCACTATATTCGAGGGTATTTTGACGGTGATGGATGTATTGGAAACAACAATGGAGCTTTAAATGCGAGTCATTTATCTATTGCAGGATATAAAACAAATATGATGAAAATTAAAGATTTTTTATTAAAAGAAAAACATATAACAAGTTCTTTTGTCACTGATAAAAGAACATATAATTCAATAGACAATGATGATTTTGGTGGTTTATATTTTACAAATAAATTAAATAAATATTGTTTTTTAAAATACATTTATGATGATGCAAATATATATATAAATAGAAAATATGAAAAAAGTATAAAATTTATAGAAGAAATAGAAAAGCAAGAAAAAGTATCTCATATAGATATTATAAATTATCATAAATATGCCGTTCCAAAAGTAAGCTGATATCTTTTGGAATTATTATCGGGCAAAATCGGTGAAGTCCTCCATATTAAAAAACGGATAATACCGAGTTAACTTTATAAATTTCGAAAGGTTATAAAGCAGCGTAGAGCATAGGTGGTGAATAAATATAATCCACCCACGAGTGTCCGACACGTCAGCAAATAAAACGTGAATATATATGCCGAGCTTATACAATGGTAAAGTATAAGAACTATAAGATAAAAAGCTTATAGGATAACATAACTGATCGTAGACGCAAGCTACTGTGGAGATAACGATATGTGGATGTTTCCAGCTTTAGCCTTTAAAGACACAACAATCTATAAGAATGACAGGATATGCCAATTTAGAATTGTTGAGAAGATGCCAAGAGTAGAGTTTGACCAGGTTATGTTCTTAGATAATAAGGACAGAGGTGGTATTGGTTCATCAGGTGTTAATTAGTGGTAGAAATAGAAGTGTGATTCTATTTTGAATAAAAATTTTACTAATAGATATAGATTAGGAGGAGAAAGATATTGAAAATAATTTTATATTCAACGCATTGTCCTCGTTGTAATGTTTTAGAAAAAAAATTAAAGCAAAAAAATATTTCATATGAAGAAATTAATGATGTAAAAATTATAGAACAAAAAGGATATTTAACGGTTCCAATTCTTGAAGTTGATGATGAAGTTATGGACTTTAAAACAGCTAATGATTGGGTTAATTCATTAGAATAACTTATAGGAGGAATAATTTTTGAATATTAATATTAAACTTAATAAAAATTTTACTACACAATATAATAAAATGCAGTCGGAATATGGTACAGATATTGCTCATATTAATGGCTTTGATGATGGACAATTAAGTTATACAGATTTTATTGATAACTTTGTTGATGAAGATACTGTTGCTGATGCCAGTATTGATGGGAATAGTAATGTCTCACATAAAGACATTGTAACATTGGAAAAAGAAATGCCAAAACCACATGCAAAGTTGATTGCATTTAATAAGATTTATTATGAAATTCAAAAAAAATATGGTTTTCAGGCAGCAAATGAATGGTTAAGAGCAGAATGGGTTGGAGAATTATATATGCATGATGCAAATACAACATCATTTAAACATTATTGTTTTGCTTATGACTTAAAAGATTTGGCTGAAAAAGGATTATATTTTATCGATGGAAGAAATGCTAAACCAGCAAAACATCTTATTACTTTTGTTGATTTTGTAAAAGAGTTTGTAAGTTATGCAAGTAATAGAAGTTCAGGTGCTGTTGGTCTTCCAAATTTGATTCCATATTTGTTCTATTTTTGGAAAAAAGATGTTGATAATAATTACTTAGGTATCACAGAGGAAAATGCAGAAGATTATGCTAAACAAAATTTTCAAAGATTTATTTATGCTGTTAATCAGCCTTATTGTAGAGACGGCAGCCAAAGTGCTTTTACTAATACATCTGTATTTGATAGACCGTATTTTGAAGCATTATTTGGAGGTTCAGAATTCCCAGATGGTACTTTTATGATTGACTATGAAGAAGAAATAATTGAATTTCAAAAGTGGTATATGGATGTAATGGCAGAAATTCGTCATCAAAATATGTTTACATTTCCAGTTAGTACAATAAGTCTGCTTAGACAAGATGGCAAATTTGTGGATGAAGAATTTGCTATCTGGGCTATCAAACATAATATGGAATGGTCTGATAGTAATTTGTTTGTAGATTCATCAGTAAATTCTTTAAGTAATTGTTGCAGATTAAAGAGTAATATTGAGGATCTTGGCTATTTTAATTCTATAGGAGGAACGGCTTTAAAAGTAGGCTCAGTAAAAGTTTCAACTATTAATTTAGCAAGAATTGCTCTTGATACAAATTCAGAAGAAGAATATCTCAAAGAACTCGAAAAAAGAGTTTGGACAGACTTACAAGCTTTAGATTGTGTTAGACATATTATCAAGAGAAATGTTGAAAAAGGATTGCTTCCTAATTTTACATATAATCTTGTGGATTTCCCTCATTTATACAATACAATTGGTTTCATCGGAATATACGAAACAATGAAAAAATTTGGATATATTAAAGTAGATGAATTTGGTGATACATATTACACAGAACAAGCATCTGCATTTGGTAACAAGATTTTTAAAACCATGCGTCAAACTGCTGACAAATTTATTACAGAAAATCATTGTGATTATCATATAAATACAGAACAAATACCTGGTGAATCAGCAGCAGCAAAACTTATGAAAAAAGATAAATTCTTTTATCCTAATGCTAATATTTATGATTTACCTTTATACGGAAATCAGTTTATTCCTCTTGGAATTAAAACAACTGGACAAGAAAGAGTAAGAATTGCTTCTGAATTTGATGGATATTGTTCCGGTGGTTCAATTCTTCATTATAATATTGATGCTCCATTTGATTCATTCGAAAAAGCATGGAAGATGGTTAATTATATTGCTGACCAAGGTGTTACATATTTTGCATTCAATACTAAAATTCAGGCTTGTAAAAATAACCACGCTTTTTATGGAACGATTTGTCCTGATTGTGGGCAACCAGTTGAAACAGAATTTACCAGAATTGTTGGATTTTATACACCGGTCAAGACATATTCAAAAGAACGTAAAGCAGAATTTGAAATGAGAAGATGGGCAGATATAAATGCAGAAGCAGAAGAGGTATAAATGAAAATTAAAGGTCTTATATCAGAGGACTTTGTTAATTATAAAAAACCTTCAATGACAATAATGTTTCCGTACTGCACTTTTAAGTGTGGTGCGGAATATTGTCAGAATAGTCCTTTGAACAAATCAGATGATATAGAAATTGATATAACTGATATTATTAATAGATATATTCATAATCCTATTACAGAATCAATCGTAATGCAAGGACTTGAACCATTTGATTCATGGATAGATTTATATGAACTTATATGTAATCTCAGAAAATATACACAAGATGATATTGTAATATACACAGGATACCGTAAAACTGAAATAGAAAAATATATAGAAGAGTTAAATAAATTTCAAAATATTATAGTGAAGTTTGGCAGATATGTTCCAAATGAAGAAAAACATTATGATGATATTTTAGGTGTATATCTTGCAAATAATGAACAATATGCAGAAAGGATTAATTAATATGTCGATTAGATTATCAGAAGATATTGAATTAGTTAAAGAGATTAGAGAAAAACTAAAAGAAAATGATGGATACTGTCCATGTAAAATTGAGAAAATAGAAGATACTAAATGTATGTGTAAAGAGTTTCGAGAACAAGAAGATGGAGAGTGCCATTGTGGATTATTTGTCAAATATAAGGAGGAATAAAAATACCAAAGAAAATAGATTATACAGGTTTTGAAAATGAATATATTAAAGTGATTTGTCAATCTAACGAAGAAATACAAATTGAGAAAAATAAAAATAGAAAGAATAAAACAACTTTTTGGAAATGTGAGTGTAAAAAATGTAATAGCATTTTTCATTCAGCTTCTCAAAATATTCCTAAAATTAAATCCTGTGGTTGTTCAAGAAGATACAAAAATGTAGAAAAAGAAATTGGGAATAAATATGGAAAACTTACGATAGTTGATATTGATTGGGAGAAAAGTGAATTAGAGTACAGCAAAGGAAACCAATTTGGTGTTTTCTATAAATGTAAATGTGATTGTGGGAATCCAGAAATTAAAACATATAGATTGAATTCTATTAAATACGGACATATAAAATCATGCGGTTGCTCTAAATTTAATAATCCTCTTATTATGGAAGATTTAACAGGACAAAAATTCGGTAGATTGACAGTAATTGGAAGAGATATGAAGCGAGATGAAGAAGAGTGGAAAACAGGTCAAAGAAGAGGTAATGTACATTGGTTATGTCAATGTGATTGTGGAAATGAAAAACTTTCAAGCGTAGTTGGTTGGCAATTGAAATCAGGACATACTAAATCTTGTGGATGTTTAAACTCTGAAATTACAGCAGCTAGAAATAAACGGGATTCCGCAAAAATAAACCGTGTATTTAGAAGTAAAGAAAACTTAAAAGAATTTATAGAAGATGGTGTTGTTAGAGTTTATGGTGAAAATGATGATTCTTTTATAGTAGACATTGACGATTATTATTTTATAAAAAATTGGTTTTGGAGAAGAGACAAAAAAGGATATTGGACAACAAATGCGAAAAAGGAAGATGAAGATATATACCATAAGAAAATACTTAGACTTCATCAATTAATAGCGGAAAGAAAATATGGGAAATATAATACTAAAAAATTATTTCCGGATCATTTGTCAAGAGATAAATCAGATAATCGAAAATGTAATCTTATTTTAAAAACTAATGCTGACAATATGAAAAATAGAAATTTAAGTAAAGCAAACACATCTGGTAAAACAGGTGTTAGTTATGCAAATGATAGAGATTTATGGATTGCGTATATTACAGTAAATTATAAAACTATTCATCTTGGAGAATTTGTAAATTATAATGATGCAGTAGATGTAAGATTAAAAGCAGAAAAACAGTATGGATTTACATGTGATGATAAAGTAGCTGATTATGATTATTCATGTAATAAAAACGAAGAGGTAAAATATGACGCAGGATAAAATTATAATTAATGATTTTATAAAAACAAATAATGAGTTGTTAGCAGAAGAAAACCTTGATGGAGTATTAAATTTAGTGAATAAAATCCGTCTTCTATATGGTAATACAAAAAACATCTGGTTATATACGGGCTACTCATGGGGCGACCTAAAAATCACAATGAACGATGTTATTTCTTATGATGAAGAAACAGAAAAATTCCTACAGATACAAAGAAAACGTCAGCAAATAGTAAAACAGTGTGATGTTCTTGTAGACGGCAAATATGTAGATTCTCTTCGTAACCCCGCATTACTATACAGAGGTTCAGAAAATCAAAGATTGATAGATGTACAGAAATCTATTCAAAGTGGAAAAGTTGTATTATGGGAAGTATAACTTCAACTTCAACAAAAAATACATTATTGAAAATATAGAATGAGGTGAAACTAATTAAGAAACAACCATTACCATTAAAACAAAAACTAGAAAAGAATTATGAATTAAAAAATCACACATTAGAGAATTTAAAGTCGCTTGGTTTCTATAGATATTCTCCGATGTGTGATGAT